CAACGCCATACAAACTAGTCCTTAGTTAATTGTTCAGCCGCGGCTCGCCGGCACTCGTCGCGGTCTTGGTTGTCCATAACGACTTGACTGGTGGCATACGGCAGAAACTTTATTGCCTCGGGTTGCTCTGGCCTGGTGTAACCCACTCGCCGGTCGTTAAACCAGACGCAATATAGCGGACCGTGGGCGTGGAGTACGTCAATCTTGTTGCCAATCTGTGAGGCGCCTGCTGGTTTCGGTAGTTCAACCATAGCTACTAACTGATCGTGGTGTCTCCAGTTCTGGCTAGCACAATCTCCGCCGTCATACGCTCGCCACTTTCTAACGATCCTGGCGTGTGGCTTGTCAACACAGCATCAAATGAGTGCGAAGACGCAGATCCACCAGAGGGCGCCGGGTAGTTGATAACACAAGAACCAAGGTCACCGATTTGCCTTGCCCAGTCGTCGGTCGGATCGACGCTAATTGTTGCAGATACCTGACCGCCATCGATTCCACCGGCGGCCGATTTCGGGATGACGGTATTGGCGGCCATTCCTAAATGCGGAAATTCTACCATTTCACACGTGGTCGCCGGCGGGGTGATAGAGATTGCACTATAGCCGGATAAGATATTGCTGCCGGCGTCGTCCCCCCCGCTCTGTATCGTAAACGTCACCGAAGCGCCATGTCCTGATTGGTTCTGTTGTGCCATTGTTTTCTCTCCTCAGTTTAAAGTGTCGGCACTGGTTCGGAGTGATTCACTACGAAATCCAGCACCACCCGGCGCCGGCTTATGCTGGCCCCTGGTTCTGGTGCATCAACCCGGTAATACCTATTGTCTTTAAAGCAGTCGTAGATTGTGATGCCGCTACAAGTCCCGGTTAGTCCGTCGAGCTTGTCAACGATTGCGTCTGCCAGGCCATTGGCCGCCGCTCGTGTGGTCGCGTGGCAGTCTAGTTGTACTCGCGACTGAGCCAATCCAACCTTGCCCGTCAATGCTGACTCAGAATCCTCTGCAAACACAAAATACGCCACCGCCGGCAATGTCTCGCCTTGTGATAGCTCGTCTGGCCGAAACCGCGAGCCGGCCAGGTCGGTTACCGTGGTCTCGGTCTTAAGTTGTGTGATAATCGCCTCGCCAATGTCGGCCATTTATTTACCTTTGCCTAATTGGTTCGCTTCTTTGATCCAGTCGCCGATATTGTCTAAAAATTTCTGCCTCGCGGCGCCTTTGTTGTCATAAAGTGCCGTTCGCAGCACCGCATCTTCTTTGATTTGGCCGGTAAAACGTCGATTAGTCGACCGCGGACTGGTTCCGAACTCTAGAAAACCATAGTAAAACGTGTCACCCTTGAACAAATCGTCTGCAAAACCGACGGTGTAACCGACTTTAGAACGGCTCCTCTTGAGTGCTTTTGCCTTGAATTGACGCTTTATAAAGCCGCTTTTCACCGCTACATTGCTTTTTACGCGTGGAAGTACGATAGATTTGGCAATGTGCTTTGATGCTTCCCTCATCGCCTTATTTACGCCCTTGTTGCCGTGCTCGGAGACTAGTTTTTTTATGTCGGCGTCTAGCGATTCGATGCCAGTCACCTCGTACTCTATTGGGGCTGCCATCAAGACACCTCACCACAAGTGGCTACAATTCGCTCGCCGCGGCCGTCAGGATCTTCAATTCGCTGAATATTGAGCGTTCGCCCGCTGTTTTTTATCCGCATGTCTGCGGTAATTGTTTTTGCGTCGTCGTACCGGAAAGTTAGCGTAGTTGCTGGGTTATTCTCTGTTTGCACACCACGCCGCCGCTCGCCGCCACCGGTGCCGCGTATCTCGCAACGCACTGATGCAAGGTACGTTGTCCAAGTTTGCGTTGGCTCACCCGTGCTTAGGTAGGTGTCACTCTTCTGCTCTACGCTGACCTGGTGGCGTAATCTTCCGGCTCTCATATTTGCACCTCCTGCCCCCAGCGAAACGCGGCCAGGAGGTCGGTTGCGGCTTGTGGTAGCACGGCACCGGTCCCGCCAACCGTCACCTGTTCGCGGTTCTCGTAATAGTGGGCCACAAATAACATAATTGCCTGTTTAATTGCGCTGGGTACTTCGTTTGCTGACGCGTAGCCGGCAACGTAAGTAATTTGAATTGGGTGAGCCGCGTCACTCGATACGCTGGGCCAACTCTTATTCTTGATTAAACAAACCCGGCCAGGCGTGCTGGTTGTGTCCACTGTGTAATCAGTTGAAGCGGTTAACGTCTGCTCTGCTTCGCCCGTGTCGGTGTATCGAACTTCGGTCACTGAGGTTAGCGGTGGCTTAGGTAGTTCGATAAAATTGCCCGGCCAGGTGCGCAATGTGTATTTGTAGGTCGTCGCCATAATGGCCCGGTCTAGTTCCCGTTCGCACCGCTCGCGGGCTGCCTCGATTAGCAAAGCAACCTGCACGTCTTCACCAGCCGACAACCGAAGGTGCCGCTTTGCCTCGGCCACGTCGACCGGTTCCTCGACGGGTTGCGTTGTAATAATTAGCGCCATTGCGTCGCCTTATGAAAACGGCGAGCCGGCGCGCTGTGTCTGAGAAGTCGCGCCGGCCCACCGGAAAGGGGGCTGGTTATGCCGTAAATTTCAACTCGGAGTAGGCACTCGCGTCATGTACGTTAATGTCGTACTTCACGGTTGCCCGTACTGCCAGGTTGTCCTCGTCAAAGTAACGCTCGCTTGAGGTTTGCACCCGTACACCGGCCCGGTCGCCGATAATGACCGCTTTATCAAACGCGCCAAACAGGCAATTAGAGCCGACCGAGGTTGACGCGGTTGGTAGCTGGTCCGTGAGGAACACGGGATAACCCAAGAATGACGGTTGGCCAGCACCGGCTGCCAATGTAGCTAACGTGTTGCCGCCAGCATCGGCCAGCAAATCGAGCATGACCGAGTGGTAGAACGCGGCCGAAGCAATCCAACTGGCGCCGCTGCCCCAGTATTTTGCTCCGACTTTGCCCATCAATGCCGTGAGGTCACCCATAGTCGCCGCAGTCCAGTCGCCCGTTACTTCTGTAGACTGAGTAGCGGAAGAAACCAGTCCAGTCTCTGACCCATAGCTGGACGTACCGTCGCCGTTGATCAGTTCGTTGTCTTCCTGAATAGCCAAGTCAGAACCAATCTCTGCGGCCAGGTCGTCAATCACTGGGATGATTGCGTCGTCGACCAGGTCTTGCGAAACCTTTGCCAGGCACGCGCGACGAACGGCAGTTAAGGCCACTTGGCCCCAGGTCTGGTCGTCGGCGGTAATCGCGGCGGCTTCCGATGGATAGTCCACCGTGACTGTTCCGGTTTTCTTGGGGATCGACAGCGTATCGCTGGTCATTGGGACAACGCGACAAATCTGCCGACTGATACCGCTGACCTCGCGGACGTTGATAATCGCGGCGCTAACCGGATCGGGAACCAAGTAACCGCCGGCGCTGTTGGTGCCTTCGGTTGCTGTTGCCAGGATCGGCGAACCGTAGCGGGCTGCCAGTTGTTCGGCTTGCTCGTCACGTCGACCGGCTTGAAGTGCCACAACCGCTTTGAGCCATTGGCCGGCGCCGTAAGCCTCACCAAGTTCATCGTCTTTAAACGCCTTGAGCTTGCCAGCGAACTTGTTTTTGACCGTTGGCAATTTTGCCTCGGCCTGGTACGCGCCTTCGATCGGTGCTTCTTCGGCAACCGGCTGGAGTGATCCGGCAGAGATTAGGCTTTGACGATTTGCCAAAAGTCGCTTTTGCTCGCTAACGACCTTTTCGAGTTGCTGTTTTTTGGCGGTGATGGTTGCCAGTTCGCCAGTGTCCTCATCCATTAACTCGGCCCAACGTGCTTGCTGGGAATCGTCGAGTTGTTCTCCGCTGTCGATAATCTTAGAAATTGCCTCGGCTTCAGCGTTGACTTCGGCCAGTTGCTCAAGGGTTGCGTTAAGTTGTTGTTGGGAATTCACGGTTTCGGTTTCCTGTGGTTCAGGTCTGCCGGCTCCGCGCGCACGAAAAAACGGCGGCGCGAATTACCGGCGTTAACGGTTAAGTAACGCCTTGCAATCCACGCCGCCGGTTCGGTGGTCGATTCGTATTGCGTCTTCCCGAGTTGGTGGCCGGCCGTTCGCCTGGTCACCGCCTGGGAGGTGGGTTAAGTTGTGCCTCTTATTTTACCTATACGCACGAACAGTGCAATTGGTGCAAATCGCCGGGAATAGGTCAATTCTGGCCGCTGTGGGGCTTTTGCTGCCTGGTGACTCAGTACACCTATTTGCAGCGTTAGTGCTGCCTGGCGGCGGATTTCGAGCCCGGTTCAGTAACACGGGCCGCCGAGAAAATCGGGATTTCTGGAAAATTAAGGCTTGTTGGAGTGTTGTTATTGCCGTATGATGTACGATAACAATAGCAGGCACAACTTACCGCCACCACTTATGAGGGTAAAACAATGGACACATACAGTGATATCAATCTTGCACGGTCAGCCCACAACGAGAGGGGCGGTTTTTTAATCAACCTATCAGACGCAAAGGGAGACTGCTTTGCTGTTACCGATGATAGTCCGGCCGAGTACAGAGACTTTATGACAACCAGAGAGGCTGTTGATTACGCTTTTCGGTTAGCGCAGGCAGGGTACGATGAAACAAAGATGGCAATAGTAGGTGCGCCTCATCGCGTCTAGCCAGAGATTAGCAATATCTGAAAGGTAAGCAAATGGCTGGTTACAATTGGCGGAGCGGAAAGAGCAACAACGCTGTAAAGGCAGAGTCTGACGGCAGGATGGTGGCTACCAAATTTGCGCAATATGTCAAACGGTGGCCAAGTCTGAAAGGTTGCACGGCAGCCGATATTAAGGAAGCCTGTGAAGCTAGCGAGTGGCACCACTCCAGCAAATTCTTCAATGTAGTCGACTACTATGACCCTGTCGAAATCTTATCCCGCAGCGAGTCCCGCCAGGAATTACGCGACGTGGTTGCCAACAGGAAGCTTTTCCAAGAGCTTCTTCGTAAACACGGAACAAATGGTTATATGCAATTGCAATTTCGCAAGGATGGTGCGTTGCACGATTGGCACACAGTGCATGCTAGTGACAAATATAACACTTGCTACCTAAACCGCATGGTTTGCCAGGTCGAGCAGGGATTTGCAAACGACGAAGATTAACAACAAACACCGAAAAAAACAATAGAAGCCATATGGATCATAATAAGCTGATCACACTAGCCGGCGCCGCTCGGCTAGTGCAAACACCTAAAACCACACTGCGTTCAGCGGCCGACCGTGGCGAGCTTAAAACGTATTCGCTCGCCTGCGGCGCAGTGGTGTATCATGTGGACGACCTCCAGCGGTGGCGTGATGTGCCACGCCAGCCGGGACCGTCTAGCCGGCGTTGAGTTCCAGCCTTGCCCGTGCCAACCGCAACCGATCCGCTGCCCGTAGCCGGCTGGTCGTTGCTCGCGGTTTCTCCGCTCGTGCGATCGGCGTCAGTGGCTGGTTCTTGTAACCGAATTCAGCCGGAACCGCACAGGCCGCCGCGCGGGTTTCTGTGATCGTCGAGGCGAACCCATACTGAAACGCCTCGT